TCTCACACGGTGATTGTAGCTCAGTTGGTTAGAGCGTCGGATTGTGGTTCCGAAGGTCGCGGGTTCGAGACCCGTCTTTCACCCTCAACGGGGATTTCTTAAAAATTCCCGTTTTTTTATCTACTTTTAGTAACTCTTTTCTGTTCAAAATCAAGGCTTTACTTAAAAAAATAGGATTTATATATGGTGTTCGGTAAACATACCCATCATATACCAGGCTTTTACCGAACACCTTTTCAATTAGCGTTGATTTTCTTTGAACATCAAGATTATCAAATAGATACGACAGATTGTTCATTTTTTCAAAAGCATCATAAAAGGCATCAGAATATTGAATTGATTTACGTTCAGCCTCAGCAATTTGTTTGTTTAATAGCCGTAACTCATTTCCTAATTTATCTTTCCATTTTGCATATGTTGTATCATCAATGGTCCCTAAAATATATTTTTCTTCGAGGTTATCCATTTTATGAAGTGCAGCTGTTTTTCTAACAGTAAAATCGGGCAAACGGTCTTTTTGATCCTTTCTGCGGATTTGTAATTTTCTTTGTACTTCTGTTTTCATATATTCTATCTGCTGTTCAGTAAAGCTCATTTCAGATAGAATTTCGTTTAATTTTGAATGTGCTACATCTACATTATAGCTTTTTCGATGTGTGGTGCATTCATAATACCAGTAATACTTATTTTTTCCTTTCGATTTTCCACATGTCATTGGTTTAAAACAATCCGGACAAACAACAACTGATTTTAAATAAGCATTTTCGTTATATTCTTGTCTTGGTATGTTAGGACGTGCCAATAGTGCCTGTGCACGATAAAAAGTTTCTTCAGAAACTATTGGTTCATGAATACCAGGAACAAATTTTTCGGTTTCGCCATTATGTGCGTTGATTTTTATAAGACCAATATATACTTTGTTCGTAAGTATTCTGTAAACGGCATCTTTCCCGGATTGAGAATATCCTTCGGCTTTAATTACACGAGTGATTTCTGCCCGAGTATAACCTTCTAAAAATAAATTAAAAACTTTTCTTATGATATCTGCTTCGTGAGAAACTATTTCTAAAACCGGTTTTTTGAAAGCATCGCGTGCGTTTTTGTATCCGTATGGAGCTTTACCTAAATACCTACCATCTTTTTTGGCTTTTTGCATACCAAATAATGTACGGTCTTTTATAATTAATCGTTCCACGTGTGCCTGTAAAAGCATCTGCGTACGTAATTGAAAATAAAATGGGCTTTCGGGTGGTAAACTGATTGGTTCGGCAATTGAAAGAATTTTTATATTATACTCTTCTTCTAATTGGTTAATTACATTCAACGCCTGTTGAACGTTCCGGCTGAATCTATCGTACTTCATAACCAGCAGATAATCTACTTCTTTATGGTTTATTTTTAAGTACTTTTCTAGTTCCCGCCATTGTTTACGGTCAAAATCTTTGGCGGACTGTCCTTCATCTGTAAAAATATGAAGAAGCTCATAATTGTATTTAAAACAATATTCTTCAAATTCTTCAATTTGACCATCTATCGAGAAGTGCGACTGATCTTCTGTACTAATTCTTGCGTAACCTATTACCTTTTTTTTCATCATTTACTTTTTGAATAATGTCATCTACTAAAAAATTGCAAACCAAATCTAAAAAATCTTTTTCTCTTTGAGAAAAGAGTTCTTTAGACGGTTCCGGAGGATCCGATATGTTTTGCAATTTAGGTATCATTATTTATTGATATAAAAAAAGCCCTGAAGGCTTCCACACTCTTCAGGGCTTTATAGTTGCTTGCATTTAAAAACTAATAACAACACTATTCAAAACTTTACTTGTTGGTGGAAGACAACAGGGCAAATATAATAAGTTTTACTATATAGTAAATAAATAATATGTTAAAAATATACTTTTTAGTAAAACTTTATTTTTCTAACTGTTTTAATTCTTCTTTTACGGCATCGGTAAATCCGTACTTTAATTCACGGATAATGAAGTTATAATGCCCGAAAATAATACGGTTATGAATGGGATGGTTTTTCTTTTTCTTTTTACCTTCTTTTGTATTCAGTGTTTTTATATCAACAAAACGATGTTTGCCTAAATGGTACATTGTTAAAGCAGAATCGGAAGTCTGAAACGTACGATCATTCCAATCAGGCGACTCAAACCCCCTCGAGTTCATATACTTGTTTTGAGCTTTTTCGATGTCGGCAGCAGTTTCATCAAATACTCTTTTAACAAACCGCCCTTTTAAAATATCATCAGTTGTCATTTTTTTAATGAATTAGGGTATTTTGAAATTCTATTTAATTCTAATTCATACAACAATTTATTAGCAGAAGATAGACCAAAATTAAAACCAGAAGATCTTTGTTTATTATCTATTGCTATTGCTTGGTTTAATTCATAAGCATAATCTTCTATTGATTTGTTTTTTTTCTTTTTGATAAGAGATGAAAGAGAAGGCAGCTCTGCTTTATTATTGTTTTTATCAACAATATATTCGATTTGTATTTTTCCTGAAATGAATGGTACTTGCTTTTTCATGATTTCATAATTTTAATTAAATCCAAAAGATATAATGCTTCTAACATTTCACCTAATTTGGGTGTGGTTCGCTGTGATTTCCAATTATATACTACATCAACTGTTACGTTTATTTTTTTATACACAGCACGTTCTTCGATTGCGTGGTAAAACAACTCTTTGATTTCTGACTCTCTCATGGCACTTATTTTTAATAATCGTAAATATACGATTTTAAAAAGCCGTATCAAAACTTATCCCTATAAAATATCCGTTACACCCATTCAGTCCTTTTATTGGTGTAATTGGAAAATTTACTTTATCTAAATTTTGAAACAGCCCACAAATAGCTGAATTACGATCTGCATTTTTTTCGATGATATACTCTACCAAATCAAAAGCAACCAGCTGTGTATCCGAAAATATGTCTAAAAAACTATCGTGATCGTGCTCGCTGTAATCAGTTTTTGTCAATATGTAAAAACCTAAATCGTTATTTGTCTTTATATCGTCTTCGGTACCAAATATATCATGCTCCGGCACAATGCCAATTAAAAGCATATTATTTTCTATTTCGTGATCACGCATGAATCGCGATATTTCTTCTTTGGTCACGACTACTTTTCCGCTGTTTAAAGCTTCGATATCACTTACTGCTTCAGCTACAAACTCTCTTAATCTATTTACTGCTAACATTTTGTTTTTCTTTTTGTTGTTTTTCTATATCTCTTTTTCTTAAATCATATAAATGAATCATGATCTCTAAAAAATTTGTGGAGCGTACTTTTTCGGCTGAACCAAAAACACCGCTTTCTGCTAAGGAAAAAACCATACTATCTGCACCAATTCCCGGAATTGATTTATCTGTATCGATTTCAGAATCTTCAAACAGTATTTCAAAATCTAAAATATTGCCACCCCACGGAATTTGAGCTGTAGGCAAATACTGTCTGAAAGCAGTGAACTGCAAATACACCGCATAAATAAAACTTGGCGGTGCAAATTTTTTGAAATACGATACTGTTTGGTCTAACTTCTTAGAATCATAAGGAAGTCTGTTTTTATTAAAATATCGTTTTCTTCGATACAAAACTGAAGCTAACAGATAGAGAAAATTTACATCGCCTGATGCGTGAAAATCATCAAAGAACCGGGAAGCGTCCGCAAATTCACCGTAGGTAATTTCAAAAATTGAGTGAGATGGTCCGTAATAACTTTGCAAACCGATTTTTTTTATAGGAATTTTTATATGAAGGAAATCTAAACGGATCTTTTTATTACCTTCTTCGGTGTCTTCAAAATATCCCGACATCAATTCACTTAAATAGTAAATGTTTGCCATTATTTCTTCATCGTTCTGGAATTTTTCAGATACTTTTATATTTAACAGCTTGCAGACCGCCTGTACTCTGAAATCTTCATATGAGATTGCTGCAGATAAATATTCAAAAACGAGACTGCTGATTGCTTCATATTCATAGGCATTACATTCTGCTAAATTTTCAGGCAGATTATAACTTATCTGTAAGTCGGGAAAAGCGACGTGTTTCATGTTGATATAAAATTTTTTCCTGAAAAGAAATCGTCAAAACAATCGGTATCATCATAAGGTTGCGATTTTTTTAATATGGTTTCGATATGAGCAATTGCTTGATTAAAATCTTTTTCAAAATATTGTTTTGCATAAGCTAAATAATTACCTGCAGCTATTTGTTTTGCCTGTGTGGTATTTTGTTCACCTACATATGCCTGCAGAACACCTTGCGGAAATAATTGAACAGATAAACGCGGCATAGCCCATGACAAGGCATAATAAGCACAGGCTTGTTTGACCATATAATACAATTCTTCCTGATTTGCTGTAATGTTACCTTTTAATAATTCATTAAGTGCATCGTTACCAATACGCAATTTTATTTCATTCCGTAAACATTGCTTTATGCCAGGTTGTAGTTTTATAAGCAGTAATCTTGAACCAATGGGGAAATGCTCATTAAAATCGTCCGTGGTTTTAAAAATGCTTTCCTGCAATTTTTTATATGCATCAGAGTCTTTCCAGGTTGGTTCGGTTTCTTCGAGATAATGCAACAAGTCATCTAATGCCCGATAGTACTTACGCTCTAATGCTTCGTTATCACGGTCGATCATCCATTCAAAAGCCTGTTTTTCGTTGGTATCCTGACGCATTTTGCGGCCGTTGGAGGTGTGAGCAATATCGTTGTTTGGAGCATACATTCTATATGCGTTAATGGCAATGGCATAACGCATCATAAAAACCAGTTCGGTTTTATCATCGGTTTTTGAGTTGTAGTCTGTGTATGCTATGTTATACACTTCACGCCCGATTAATTCAATCAGTTCGCGGGTAGCCGTAAGGACATCGGGTTTTATGTTTGTGTATTTTATATCTACATCAATAAAACTCAGACATTGCTTTAATTCGGTGGAGGCACTACTATCTCCGGTCCTATTAAATAGTACATTCATTTATATATTGTTTTTAATTCTGTCTGAAGGATTTACATCGCTTTCTTTTTCGGCAATGTTATGATGGAAGCCTAATTTTAATTTTTTTGCGGGCCAATTGGCTTTTATTGCGTAATTGATAGCCTTGGTAATAATCATTTCGGGAATATCGATACCGGTAAGCATGTAATTTTTTAAAGCATACAATTGTTCAGAACCTGAATCGGATGTGCCTTTTCCGGATATATTACCTAAGGCTCCATGAACGTTCATACCACCGGCTACGGCATAATCGGCACGTTCCGAAATTTTAATCTGACTTTCTACAAAATCTTTTATATTCTGATCTATCGGCTTTATCTCCCAACCGTGTTCAAGAAGATTTGTTCCATCAACAGTAAAATCTTTTGTAGTATGCCAAAATCGACCTGCAGCTTCATCTCCCGTTAGGACATTACTAATCTGAGTAAGCATATTTTCACGGTACTCTCGTAACATTGATTCTTTATAAGTTATGCCACGTTTGGAACATTCTTCTTTTAATGATTCTCTTTTGTTGTCCCAAAATGACTGGGGAGATATTACATGATATTTAACATTGAGGGAATTATCACTCAGTGCTTTAAATATTAATGGTACGGCTGTGCTTCTTCTAAGCCATTCTAATGAACCATATAGATCTGGTATAGTATAATAGTCAGTACAAAAACTATAAAGATTACTGTAGAACACGGAACGTTTATGTTTGAACGTATCTTTATAATCAAACAACGGATATATCTTATAGTCGAATGCTTTCCGGAAATCCTGAAAATTGAAATCAGTAACTATTGCCGTGTCAGCCTTCTTTGTGGCAGATGATTTAGATGTGGCTAAACGTGCATAATTAGGCTGGATGTGTTCTAATTTGGCAATCTTTGGCGTACCTACACGTCCACTACGCGCCTGTATGATTTCAGTAAATATTCCTTCTACGTGGTGGTAGTCAACGCAACACCGTAATAGATAATCTTCAGCATCGAAACTGTCTAACCAGTCTTGTATCTCAGTATCTTCTTTCCAGTCTTTTATTACTTTACCATTATATATTCGTTCTGTATAAAGCTTAGGGCCAATGCCCCATACCAATTGTGTCTTTTTTGTTAGCAGCCCCGGAGCAAGATAGTTACGCTTTACTACATCGCGAATAACTTCAGGGAGATCATTGTTATATCCATAAGGATGTACTACGTAATCTCCAACAAAATAAGTAGAGGAACCTTGTATGGGTGTACTCAATTGTCGAGGCACACGTGTTTCCTCGTATGTAAATGCACAGCGTTCCGCTTGTACCAATGCACTACTACCTTCAAACTCTATATTCATTTGTTTTCTATTTTGTAATCGTTGAACGTCAGTAATAAAGACAGGTGAAAAAATTTAGGTTCACCACTTGGATATTCTGTAAAGGCTATTAAGGTATCGGCTTTTTTTGACTGGTCATTACGAAGACCAGGACGAAGCAACGCGCGTTCAACCGCACGTACACCCATCGTAGTGCCTTTAGTAGCTGAATAAGTTTGATATGTAAATGAAAATGGCACACCAATATTGGTTAATGCACGCATCTTTTTTATTGCTTGGATGGTTGTAAGTGTATTCATACAGCAATTTTAGCAATTGCATAAAAAAATAGTTGTGACATCAATAAATAAACACAATGTATTGAAAATCAAAAGAGTATGTTTTTAAGTGGTTGAAAACTCTCATATCTCTCGAAAAAATCGCTTTTATGCAATTGCATTTACGAAACTTAGCGGGGCGGCGTTTTCGTCGTGAGAAACAAACGTTAACTTTTTTACAAAAGGTTAAACGCTTGTTTTTTGCGACTTTTTGTATTTTTCATTTTTAAAAAGATACTTTTTTAGACTTTTTTCAATTGAAAACCAACAGTTTAGAATTATTCTAAAAAGATAAAACAAGAAAAAAAAACTTAAATAAAATCGTATTAATACGATTTTATTTTGTATCTTTATGTAGTAAAGCAAAGGATTTCAGACTATTATAAAATTGATTTTTTTTGCAATTGCATTTATTATTTATACGCCAAGAAATATTTTTTAATTAAAAACTCCCCAAGGTTCGAGCAAGGGGAGTAGTACAAACCACTAAAATTTCAAACCATGACATTTACAGCAGTTAACAGCAAATGTACAAAAACAAGTGTACAAGTAAAAGAGATATTATCTAAAAACGGATATTCTCATTTGTTCAACTTCAACGATTATCACTTTTTTAAAAAGCAGTGTAAAAATGAATTTAGCCAGGCTTTAGCCATTGCACAAAAATTCATTGAATACTACGACTGCCAAAGCGATTACGAAGAATATATTTATTAATCACTAAAAACATTAATAAATATGAAACTACCCAACATTACTTTATCTGTGAAATATTCAGAAGAAGTAAAACAAAGCGAACTTTTAAAAATAGCAACAAGCAATGATGTGAACGACGCTTTAAGGAAATGTTTTAACAAAGACACTTTTTTAATACAAGAGCAGTTTATTGTTTTAATGCTTAACAATGCCAATCGCATTTTAGGCTACTACAATTTAAGTTACGGAGGATTAACGCAAACCGTTGTTGATTTACGACTGATTTTTTCTACCGCTATAAAGTGTTTTGCAACAGCAATTATAATATCGCATAATCACCCAAGCGGAACACTACAGCCAAGCCAAGCAGATAAAATAATTACAAAGAAAATTAAGGAAGCAGGAACCCTTTTAGATATAAGACTTCTTGATCACGTTATTTTAACCGAGGAAAATTATTTTTCATTTGCCGATGAAGGTATTCTATAAACTTAAACGCCCTTTATACCAGGGCGTTTTTATTTTTTTTCGCGCTTCGCGCGAGGAGGCGTGAAATTAATGAACTGAAGGATCTTCTAAGGATGTTCTACGTTTGTTCAATAATTTCATAAATGCAGGACGACACACCAAATATTTAAATGCGTCTGAAAAATTGGTAGAAAACATAGGACGCATCGGCATTGGTAACTTTTCAGACGATTTATCTTTATGTATAGTTTTTGAACCGGACTTATCGGATTTTATTTTTGTTTTTGATAATTCTAATGATGATTTTAAACATTTGCATTGAAATTGATCAATTCTAATTTTAGGTAATTTGGGCTCGTATTCGCCTAAAATATTGTTCACCGCCTTAAATTCCTGTTCGTGCAAAATGGTTGCTTGATTTCTATTCATTAGATTTACTTTCCATCCCGTACGAGACACTCCATTTTCGTTTTTATCTTCAATAAAATCAGCAAATTCCTGAACCCAGTCCCGTTTTATCTGCTGGTACTGATTACCCGAACGGTCGTAATACAAATCCAATACTTTTACTTTATGTAATTTAAAAAAATCTATGAATTTCAATGCCAATTCTTTTGAATTGGCGGGAGGTAATGTGTAAAATTCTTTTAGTACATAAAGAAAATTACCGCGTTCCTGAGCAATAACCAAACTCATCATGTCGCCGAAATCCATACCGGCTTCTAATTTTGCGTTATGATCTATATATTTTAAAGCTAAAGAATATTCTTCGATTTCGTGGGCGTCTGATAACAATATATTATCATAATAGCCATTAATAACACCATCGGTATAAAAATGATGTTCACCTAAATGAGTGTAAAATTTCTCGCCTTTCTTAATATTTGCTTTGAACGATAAAATAGCTGATTTAAATTCTTCTATACCTAATGCTTTAAACGAATCGGTAAAATAACCCTCAGTAAGAATATCGGCATTTACGAAAGTTGAAACCACATAAAAAAAAGTCAATTCTTTTCGGGCACGCACCCAACGTTCTGTCCATCGAGCTAAAGAACCTTTTAATTTTTCGATTGTTTTGGCATCGTTAATCTGCTTTGCCGCAACGATTTCTTTTTTAACCTCATTAAGAACCAAGGCTACCTGCAAGGCTAATTTTGCCTGATCCACATTGAAAAATTTTTCGTTTTGCAAAATCCAGTCGTCGTCGCCTTCTAAAATATTAGGCATATCGGTAGTAGCTGTTCTGCCACGGTAATAAACCGAATGGCCAAACAGCGGATATTCACCACGAATAGCAGGGGTAAGCTTTTTTAATTTCTCAAATTTCAACAAACGTGCTTCATCACAGTACATGTGCTGATAAGAACCACCAGCCAACCCCGAAGGCTGATCCAAAGAGCCCAAGTTGAAGAAACAACCGTTGTAAATAGATATGGTGTGTTTATATGTTTCTACCGGTTTGTAAGGATTTTTGAAGTGACCCGGCGGGCGTTCGTCAGTCACATAATGAATCCCGCGTTTCCAACCTTGACGCTCCCAACCTTCCAATAAAGCCGGTACCACATTTCGTAAGGCGTTCATATAGGTATCGCTTACCATTACCTGCATGCTTCGAGGCATATCCACGCAGATACGCTGTGAACGTTTGGCAAATATATCTCCGGTTTTAGCCGTAGCACGACCTGCAACCAAATACAATTCTTTAGGAGCAATTAGATCGATAACAGCGGATATCCAATTGCTGTATCGGGCATCTATATCTCTATCATCACGACTTACGTGGGTTCGTCTGCTCATCGGGGAAAACTTCTAATGGTAAAGCTTGTGCTTCTTGTTTGATTCTTATTCGTTCTTTTTCGGTCAATTCCGGTAAATTGTCGATTATTTCGGCTAATTTTTGCCTGTTTGCTTTAGGTAAGCCTAAATCTTCAGGATCTAAGGTATAAACCACCACTGGTGCCTTAAATAATTCTTCCGGCAAGTTGTCTTTATCTTCCACATGTACTTCACGCATTTCGCCTACATCTTTCAGCATTTGCACCACTTTACGGGCATCGTCAACATTACGTACCATCTGCATTGAAAAATTGATCATTTTATCCATTTTATCGGCATAAACATTTTTCCATGCCGATTTTGAAACTCTTTGAGAAACGTAAAAATATTCAACAGCTTCGTCATATACCTGGCTTGCTTTATAGCGGCTTAATCCATCGGCAACCATCAGGTGTTTAACAACAATGTCTTTACTGCCGAATTGGTCAACGCGGATAATCATTCCGCGGACTTTATCCAAAAGTTCTAAGTAGTCAACAATATATTGCGGAGCGTTTTTTGAATTACCACGCTCCATAAAATCATAAATATCCTGCAGCTCTACATTTTCAATATTCATCGCCATACAATACGTTGTTTAGAATGTTCTTTGCCTCTTCTTCTTTGCTTTCCTTTAGGAAAATCTGAGCAGCAGTAATATTACCCGATTGTGCGTTTTCTTTTTGTTTTTTATTTACTTCATACGAGGCTACCAACTTGCCGCGATCATAAGCAATGCGAATCAGGGAATCTTTTGTTTGCCACAAACGCATAAATTCTTTTTTATCAGCATCGAGGTACAAAGCAATTTTTTCGGGAGAATAATTACAACCCGACAACTCTTCTATAATTGTGATTTCATCGTCTGTAATGATCAATTTACTCATAGGTTTTTACTTTGCTTTCTGTGAATAATTTTTGTCTGAAATCAAACAAACCTTTGCTGTTTGCAAAGAGGTATTGTTCGTAATGGGCGTTGTCGCTCCAATTCCCCGAACCTTCCACGCAATACCAATTGCTATGCGTTTGCATTAAACAAACTTTAGCATGACTCCAGGCATATAAAACAGTTAGATTTGGACGCTCTTTTGCCATTGCCATTAAATTGTCAATTGTTATTGGATTTCGCTTAATCATACTATCGGAAATAAACAACGTCAGCTGCTCAATTAATCCATTATCATGTAGCTCAATTAAAGATTCAATCACTCTACGGCTAATACTATAAGTAGAAGCGTAACAATTTTTAACCGGTTCACGCTTGACTATCAACAATAAAAAATCGAAAGCATTAAAGGAGCTTTCGGATTGCAGGAAAAAGAATTCGTCGGTTGTTGGAACTCGTAACAGATCTTCTTCTAATTTTGATATTTTCTGAAAATGTTTTGCCAAATACTTGGAAATCCATTGTTCTTTTTGAGAAGATTTTGAGAGAGGGACACAGATGTCCCCCTCTGAATCTTTCTTTATATCAAAATATTTATTAGCCATTCATTCCCAACTTTTTGTTGACTAACGCTAACCTTAATTCGCGATCGGAAATACGTTCACGAATGATAACCTTTTTATCTTCAGGAATATTTTCATCTGCCAAATCTTTGTTTGCTTTAGACAAATACGGAGCAGAGTTTTTTTGATACTTTACCAGTTCTTCGGTAGTCATTGCTTCGATCTCTTTTTTTATTCTGAACTCTTTTAATTCGGAAATTTCGCCTAAAACGGTTTTATTATCACGGTAATACTCTAATTCTTTATACAGTTTTCCGTTGTTTTCAAATTCAGAATTGGTATTTGTGGTTAATTCTAAGATTTCATCTTCAGATAATTCTATTTTGCCTGCAGTAACTTTTTGAAGTTCTGCGTGCAAAGAATTGTACCGCTTCCAACTTGCAACTAAAAGTCCGGTTACAATATGCAATTCTGCAGGACACTCTTTTGAAGACAAGAACGGGAATTCTTTGTGTAAATCGGTTTTCTTTTGCTCTGCTTCAGAAACAACGTTACCCAAATCAATGTTTTCAACTGTTGCACTTTCAATTTTTTTGCCGGCAATAACTACCGTTTTACTTGCTGTTTCCTTTTTACTCAATACTTCTGCATCGGTAATACCGTACAGTTTTTTTAAATCGTAAATTATGTTTTTAATGTTTTGATCAGACGCACCGTACACATTATACATCCGCATTTGATTAAAATTAACACCTGTGGCAGCACGCAAAAATTCAAACGCTTTGTTGAACTTTTCGTTATTGCTTTTCGGCAGATTTCTTAAAAATTTTAATACTTCGGTTTTCATGAAAAAAGTTTTTTGTTATAACTAAAACACTAAGATAGTTTAAGGCAATTGCCTACATTGTGACACCAAAAGGCATAAAAAAACCACTCAAAAAAGAGTGGTTTTTATCATAAGTGCTTAATTAAGCCCGAGAAAGCTCTATAAGCATTTTAGTTGCACCTTCAAAGACTTTAAAGTGGATTAC